TTTAACTCTTGGCAACAGCACATCTATTTTTAAATTATGCATCTTTTGGCTCCACACATTGGTCACAAAATATATTAATTCCTGACCTACATTATCATTCGGTTCTATTTCCGTGTAGCCTAAATCTACATTTATAATATGTTTAAGTATATTTATATCCTTGCTGTTTGTCCAGACGCTATAAAAGTCCATGTCCCTTAGTGTTTTACCCAAGGATACCATGTCATGTTTTGTTATACCATATCGCTCTTGCAGCCATTGGTATGTAGCGTCATTTGGTTTGTGAGCTTTTGAACAATGTAGCTGCTGAGCATCCGTCGTAGAATTAGTACGATCGACGTCATGTATAGCTACTCTGTCTTTACTATAATTGTTATCTTTGACAGCATCAAACCACTCACGCATGAAATCAATATGGCCAACATCCCTACCGTAGTTTTGAGCTTGATCATGTAACCACTGTCTTCTCTGACGTGGTGTAAATTTACTACGGGAAACGAAGCATTTACATAATAAACGACCGGGATATTGCGTAGCAATCAACCCATCTTCAGTAGGTATAAATAAATTGCTACAAAACGTCATATCTCTAACTGTGGGTTTCTTTAATTTGACGTTTACTCCTAGATCTGACATTGTTTGAATTAATTCTTTTTGATCTAATTCAATGTCATCCATTATATCTAAATCATCATCACCTAAAAATATTAGGGCTAATAATTCTTCTATTAGCAAATGAAAAACTGACAGCGATATATCACAAAGTTTAATTTGTTTATGTATCGCGAAAGCTTTAATCATTGCATTAATCCAAGAGTTGCCATTTGTTGTGTTCTGATCACCAGAACGACGACACGCATCCATAATATATGCTATCAATTCATCGATTGTGCTAAATGGATTGCCTATGGTTCCTTTTGTTTCTAGCTGCATTAATAACAATTGCCGAATTATTGCTGAAAACAAGGAATAATAGAATTCATGTTCTGCAGCTTCCAAAACATCTTCACAAAGTGAACCATCGTATCTACTAAAGTCAGTTTCATAAATTATTGGGTTCTTACACTTCTTAATTCTTTTATCAATATATTCACCCAATTTTTCTTTATTCATCCCACATGCGAAGACCAACCCTGGGATCCTTTTAAAAGTGGCAAACTTGCACTCCTTCCCATCTTCCGGGTTAAACATGGCTTTCATTATCTCTCTAACCGTAGCCATGAATGGTCCGAGCCAGACATTATATTCCGTTTCAACGCCAGTGATTAATCTAGGATCATATGTTTTATCAATCTTCGGGTCCTTCAATACAAACTCCTGCTTTACAAATGATTTACCCCGAGGAAAATCAGCAGGGCCCCATGCATTATCAATGCATCTCTGGCGGGCATTATTATTCATAATCTGCTTTGTTTGTG